CGCTAACTTCGCAGCCGAGCGCCAAGAAGCGCATGGCAAGTATGCCTGGCAGATGAAGAGCTATCTCAAGGAAGAGCGGGAATGAGCGATCGAGATATCTATCAGATCCTGGAAAGCCTCGATGCCGCTCAGCGGTCAGTGAAGCAATTGCCTGCGCTGTTTAAACCTGCGCAGACATCTCCCCAACTGTCGGGTCCTTATCCTGGCCGGAATGCCACACAGGGATATCTCGTGGGCGAAGGAGAAGAAGTTACCAATCCCATGGCACAGGCTGTCACACGCAGGATCATGAATCGACATCCTGAATGGATCACACGCTATGGCGTGGATGCTCTCATGCAGGCCATAGATGATGTCACTGAAGGTGACTCCGACTGGGAAGAGATTGGATCTAGTGATGTATCGGCCTATGTAAACTATGTGGGTGACTACCTGCGTGATCATCATGGCAGCAGAGAGGAGATCGACGAAGCCAAGGAATCTGCTACTGAAGATGTGATCTCTGCTGTGAAAAAGAAACTAGGCGACTACTTGTCTGACCTATCCCAAGAGATCAAGAAAGATCCCGATCTCAAAGATAAAATGCCACGAGAAATAGATCAGATCAAAGCAGTGAAAACTATCCAGACAGATGATGGACATGAGATCAAGATCCACGGCAATGAGGATGATGGGTTCCGGATCAGCATACGAAATCAAGATCTCAAGACTGCGTTCAAGAATCTCGACGAAGCCACCATGGCCTGCGAGATGTACTGTGCTCGCCGCCGCGATGACCGGCTCAACGCCGACTACATGGAAGAACGATAATGCTATTTGATGACCTTTTTGAATCAGGCCAACCCAAGGGGATTAAAAAACAGGACGTAGATGCCCTGAACCAACTGTGGCAAAAACGCGATACCTTGCCCGACGAGCCTTATGGGCGTGGCACCACGGGCTGGAAGGGACCCGAGCCCGGTAGTGAGGAAGACACCAGCGTGAACTATGATGGCCACGGCATGCCGGCAGAGAAAGAGCAAGGTGTGGCGGAAGGCCATGCTGATCAACAGAAAAAAGTTTTCAAAAAAGCCGGTAAACCCGTAGGCGAAGTCGGCGTCGATAGAGAATCAAGTCCTGGTGCGGGACAATGGTATATGAAACATTATGCTTCTGGCACGGACCTCTGTGGATATGATAGTCAAGAAGAGGCTATCGAAGAACTGAAACATTGTCTCAAGCAAGGTGTCTCGGAATCCATGAAACTCAGCGACATCCCCCCGACAATGCGACGCAAGTTGACTATGAAGGACATCGAAGCCGAGCGTCCACAGGGTGCTTATCGTTTCCGTGTGGGCGACAAAGAGTTCATCGACCAAAAGTCAGCCCAGGAATTCGCCCAAGGAATGGGTGGTCGTGTAGAACCCATCTCCCAGCAGCCTCAAGGCAATCAACCACGCTACACGCACCGCGTGGTAGACCCCCAATCTGGATCTGCTAGATCGTTCCCTGATCAAGTATCTGCACAGAAGTATGCCACACAGACACGCGGTCGCGTGGAACCTGTGCGCGAAGATCAAAAAAAAAAATCTAATCCTCTGATACAAGACGACCTTGTTGAAGCCTTGAAAGTAAGACGAGATGAAAACGAAAACATCATCTTAGACGAGGCTGGCAAAGACGCCTGTTATCACAAAGTCCGGAGCCGTTACAAAGTATGGCCATCGGCCTATGCCTCTGGTGCCTTGGTACAGTGCCGCAAAAAAGGTGCTGCCAACTGGGGTACCGGTGGAAAGAAAAAATGAGATATCGCGAAATACTGGAAGCCTGCTGGTCAGGTTATCGTCAAGCAGGGATGAAGAAAAAAGGCGATCGCATGGTTCCTAACTGTGTGCCAGTGAGTGAACAAAACATGGAAGAGGATCTGCGCAAGTGGTTTAAAGAAAAGTGGGTGCGCTTCAATCCACAAGGCAAAATCATGGGCCCTTGCGCTCGTGGTTCAAAAAAAGAAGGCAAACCCAAGTGCCTGCCGCAGAGCAAAGCACACGCTCTTGGCAAGAAAGGTCGCGCCTCGGCAGCGGCCCGCAAACGTCGCGAAGATCCCAATCCAGAAAGGCGTGGTGCCGCCAAGAATGTGGCCACCAAGAAAAAATGAGAAACTATATCAATCTATTGGAAGCCATTGAACGAGGCTGTCCTCCGGCTACACAAAACATTGATCTTAATCTAGAGAATCGCCAAAAGGCCATAGACGAATATCACTACGGTCCACTCAATCCCAATGAACCCAACGAAGAATACTGGCAAGAACTGGCAGATCGATGGAATACCGACGACATCAAAAGCGTAAAAAACAATCGCTGCGGTAACTGTGCGGCATTTGATATCTCCGAGGACATGCTGGACTGCATAGCCCGAGGCATAGGCAGCGAACCGGGCTCTGACCCACACGATACCATAGATGCTGGACATCTTGGTTACTGTAAATTCCTGAAGTTCAAGTGTGCTGCCAAGCGTACCTGCGATGCCTGGGTCGAAGGCGGTCCGATAACCACTGACTGATATGCGAGCCCAAGAATTTGTCACTGAAAAGTGGTCGGAAAAATACAAACGCAGCATCAACTGCGCCAGACCCCGGGGCTTCAGCCAACGGGCGCATTGCCAGGGCCGCAAAAAACACAACGAAGATGAGCAACTAGACGAATTGTCTTTCCACGGCAGTCCCTGCACCAAAGACTGCTCCGGTCATCGTGCTGGCTATGCCTGGTACAAACGCAAACGCAAAAACCCGAACTCTCACAGCCAGAGTTTCAACAACGGAGCGGCCATCGCCGCATCGGGCGTATGAACCCGTATCCTGTGTGGCCCGAAGATGACGGCACAGATCTCCCTGTCAATCCCTACAGCCCGGTATGAAGATACAAGACATCACCGAAAGCAGTGGTTACAGCCTACAAGGTAGTTTCACCCGGGATCTCACCACCAGCAAGGTCTGGCTCATGCAAGAACTGGCCCGAATACAGTCCGAACTGGGCACTGTGTATGCCCTGGGATCCTGGTACGGAAATCTCAGCCTCTATCTCAATCTCTTGCCCCTGCTGGACTACGAAAAGATCATCAACGTAGAACGAGATGCAGCCATGTTGCGCCAGAGCCAGCGCATGTTGGATCACATCGGCGCCGAAGCAGTAGAACACATGCAGGCCGATGCCAATGATCTCGATTATCGCCAGTTGGGTCCCGACGGTGTGGTCATCAACACCAGCCTCACCGACATGCCCGGGAGAGATTGGTTTGACAACATTCCCCCGGGCATGCTGATAGCGATGCAGGCCCGTGACCACGACCCTGGTGCCCAATTCCATAGCACCCAAGACATTTTGGAGAAATTCCCATTGACAACTGTGCTGTATCAAGGTAAACTGGATCTAGAAGACCCTGAGACCAAATACACCAGATTCATGGTCATTGGACGTAAATGAGCGACCGGACAGAAACCTACATCTACGAAAGCCCCGACGGTGGAGACACTGTTTATCGTAGACCAATTGGCTCCGATTTGGCAAGTCGTGAACTGTACAGCGTGAGCGAAAAGAAACAGACGTTGATAGATGATCTCCGCAAACAAAAACTCTGGGGAGAGATCCATCGTGCAGCCAAGAGCGATCCTGTGCTGCAGGACATGCTGGACCAGATCATCGTTTATCATCAACTCCGGAATTCGCCTTAGGACCGTTAACCCCGAGGTGAGTGGGCGGCTGCTGCCCCAGGTCCTGGATTCGCTACCCTTGGACCGGAAGTGAGCATAAGTATCTCCATGCAATCATTCCTTATAGCAAGCCCGGGTCGCACAGGCAGCAGTTTCCTTACCGATTATATCAAAAATCTCTCAAAGGCCCTGGGCATCAATGATGTTTCCGTGACACAGACACACGATGCTACCACACAAATGTCCCAAGACACCGTGGCCATACAATGCCGGAGGCGAGATCTATGGGCACACACGCTGAGCTCGGTGATATCCCAAAAAAGAAATGAATGGATTGAGTACACAGACTGCAACGAAGATTTCGTGATCGATCTTGATGATTTTGAAAACAAGTATGTTTGGAATCTCCGTTGGTTTGATGCGTTTGAGCACTATACTCGCTATGACAAACGTATAGATTTGTTTTTCGAAGATTTCATGCAAGACCATATGGTCATCAATCGGTCATTGGGTTTTCCTGAAGTCGCGGCCAGCACAGATACCCATCCCAGTCCTAACTTAAAAAACAAGATAAAAAATTTACAAGAACTAAAATCTTTTTTTGATCGGTTGGAATCCAATGATCATCTCCACACTTTTCCTATAACCCAGCGATGCTGGGAATTCAAATTGCCCGGAGAATAGACTGGGTATTGACAGATTCCAATAACCAATGTAATGTTACACTTTAAAGGAGGTCCCATGGACAATCGTAACTTTTCCGCAGAACAAAAAGCCAAACTCACCCAGATCATCAACGAAGGCATGCAGGTCATGCACGAGATCGAAACACTCAATGGCGGCCTAAGTGACACCATCAAGGCCGTGGCCGAGGAAATGGACATCAAACCCAACATCCTAAAAAAGGCCATCCGCATCGCCCACAAGGCCGAATTCGGCAAAGAGCAGCAAGATCATGAACTGCTGGAAACAATTCTTACCACGGTGGGTAAGACTCTGTAAATACTTCGCGAACGCGACGCTTCGCCCACGAAACGGGCATGTAGAAAGGCGCAGGTGGGCCATAAACCGCCAGGAGACCAATGAGTTATATCGACGCACTATTCGATCGTGATCACGATCGTATCCACATCGTAGGCCGCAGGAATGGCGAGCGGTACTACGAAGAGCATCCAGCCAATTATATCTTCTATTATGATGATCCCCGGGGCAAGTTCCGCAGTATCTATGGAACACCTGTGGCCCGATTCTCCACACGCAATTCAAAAGAGTTCCGCAAGGAGATGGCCATACAGAAGGGCAAAAATCTCTATGAAGCTGACATCAATCCTATCTTCCGATGCTTGGAGGAAAACTACAAGGGCATAGATGCTCCGCGGCTCCAGACAGCGTTCTTTGACATTGAGGTAGACTTTGATCCCCAACGGGGATTTTCGAGACCCGAAGATCCGTTCAATCCCATCACGGCCATATCGGTGTATCTTGACTGGTTGGATCAACTGGTCACGCTGGTGCGTCCGCCGCGACACATGTCAAAGGAAACCGCCGATGAGATCGCTGCTGAGTTTCCCAACACTTTCGTGTTCTGGGAAGAAAGTGATTTGCTGGACACGTTCCTGAATCTCATACAAGATGCCGATGTGTTGAGTGGTTGGAACTCCGAGGGCTATGATATCCCTTATACTGTGATGCGTACCACCCGCGTGCTTTCAAAGGATGACACCCGGCGCTTCTGTCTCTGGGACCAACTGCCCAAGCAGCGAACCTTTGAGAGATTCGGAGCGGAGAACATCACATTCGACCTTATCGGACGTGTGCATCTAGATTACATGCAGCTCTACAGGAAATACACCTATGAAGAGAGACACTCCTATAGTCTGGATGCCATCGGAGAATACGAAGAGCTTGGAAGCAAGACTGCGTTCGAAGGCACCTTGGACCAGCTCTACAACCAAAACTGGAAAACCTTCATCGAGTACAACCGGCAAGACGTACAGCTCTTGGCGGCCATCGACAAGAAACTCCGGTTCTTGGATCTAGCCAACACGCTGGCACATGAAAACACAGTGCTGTTGCCCACTACCATGGGTGCGGTGGCTGTGACAGAGCAGGCTATCATCAACGAAGCGCACGAACGTGGCATGGTGGTGCCAGTGCGCCGGGAACGCCTCACAGACGAGGACACGCAGGCCGCTGGTGCTTACGTGGCCTATCCCAAGAAAGGCATGCACGACTGGGTGGGATCAATAGACATCAACAGCCTGTATCCATCGACCATCCGGGCACTGAACATGGGACCCGAGACCATCATCGGCCAGCTGCGTCCCATCATGACTGAGCACTATATCCGTGAAAAACAGCGCGGTGGTTCCAGTTTTGCTGCGGCCTGGGAAGGATTGTTTGGTACCTTGGAATACACAGCAGTGATGGAACAGCAGCGCGGCACAGAGATAACCATAGACTGGCAGGACGGTGCAGAGACCATACACAGTGCCGCCGAGGTATGGAAGATGGTGTTTGATTCAAATCAACCTTGGATGCTGAGTGCCAACGGCACCATCTTCACTTACGAAACAGAAGCAGTGATCCCGGGCCTGCTCAAACGCTGGTACGCCGAACGCAAGGAGATGCAGAAGCGTCTCAAAGAATGCACTACCAAAGAGGATGAGGAATACTGGGATAAACGGCAGTTGGTCAAGAAGATTAACTTGAACAGTCTGTACGGCGCCATCCTTAATCCAGGCTGCAGATTCTTTGACAAGCGAATCGGACAAAGCACCACGCTGACGGGCCGTGCTATCGCGCACCATATGGATGCCTATGTCAATGAATGCATCACGGGCAAGTATGATCATGTGGGTGAATGCATCATCTACGGTGATACAGATTCCTGTTATTTCTCGGCCTGGCCCGTGCTGAAAAAAGAAGTGGAAGAAGGACGCATGGAATGGTCCAAGGAGACCTGCATCGCGCTGTATGATGGCATCGCTGAACAGGTCAATGACAGTTTCCCAGGTTTCATGGAGCGTGCGTTCCACTGCCCCCGGGAGATGGGATCAGTGATCCGCGGCGGTAGAGAAGTGGTAGCGATCAAAGGCCTGTTTATCACCAAGAAACGCTACGCCGTGATGATCATAGACAAAGAAGGCAAGCGCACCGATGTCAGCGGCAAACCCGGCAAAGTCAAGGCCATGGGCCTGGATCTCAAGAGATCAGACACGCCCAAGATCATACAGGACTTCCTCAGCGATGTGCTCAATGATGTGCTGACTGGCAGCGATCGAGATGCAGTGGTAGAGAAGATCAAGCAGTTCAAATTCGCGTTCAAAGAGAGACCGGGCTGGGAGAAGGGCACACCCAAGCGTGTGAACAATCTTACCAAGTTCCAGAAAGAAGAAGAGAGGCTGGGCCGCGCCAACATGCCCGGGCACGTCCGTGCGGCATTGAACTGGAACAGCCTGCGCCGGATGAACAGCGACAACTACTCTATGCAGATCGTGGACGGGATGAAGACCATCGTATGCAAGCTCAAGCCCAATGTGCTGGAGTGGACATCGATTGGTTATCCCACCGATGAGCTGCATCTGCCGCAGTGGTTCCGAGAACTGCCGTTTGATGACGCGGAGATGGAAGCCACTGTGATTGACAGCAAACTTGACAACCTTTTGGGTGTGCTGGACTGGGACTTGGCTTCGTCGACCAGCACAGACAACACTTTCCAATCACTGTTTGAGTTCTAGAATGTTACTCTCGGAACTGGTAGCATATCGTCGACACCTAGATGAGATCACCATGCAAGGCGGTGAGGACTATGTGCATCGGGAGATTGACCCAGTGATCTATTCCGTGGCCAACCACAAAAATCCCAGCGCAGATCATACTGCTGCCCTGGATCGTGCAAAAAGCACTGTGCTCTCGGGCATAGAAGATTTCCAGAAGTCTTTGGACCAGATCAAAAAAGATATAGATCGAGAGATAGAACAGCATCAAGCAGCATATCTTTCGCGCAGTTATGGTCTATACCAAGACATGCAGCGAGGAGAGTCGGCCGAGTATATCTTGGATCGTCGCATAGAGATTACCGAGCAGACGCAAGATTTCGTGCTGGCACGCATACGCCGCAGGGATACCTGGAAACACCCGGCCCTGATCATACGACCAGGACGAGAAGAATGGATCGATCACATGGTAGCGTTTGATCCTTTGTATGTGGTAGATCACAAAACAGAGCTATTGGCACCAGCACAGTCAAGATTCAACGAAGTCTATCAAAATCGTGTGAGATGGATCACCATAACCGAAAGAGATGATCATGACATGATGACTCTGATCCCCAACGGACAGATGGGATTCGTCTTGGCCTGGAATTTCTTCCATTACAAACCATTTGAAGTAATCAAACAATACCTCACCGAAGTCTACCAGAAGCTCAGGCCCGGTGGAGTGTTTGCTTTCAGCATCAACGACGGGGACCGTTCCGGAGGAGTAGCCAATGCTGAAAGGATGTTTATGTGCTACACCCCTTGCTCTATGATCACGGCCCTGGCACAGAGCCTGGGCTTTGAATTAGGCATGACCCATGAGTTAGATCGGGCTGTGACCTGGGTAGAGCTACAGCGAGCTGGAGAACAACCCAGTCTCCGGGGAGGCCAAGCCCTGGCCAAAGTTTTTCCAAAATAAAGATTGACGCGGTCTAAATATCACCCTATAATAGGCACTATGTACGGATTGACAACTAAAAGGAAATCACTATGAGAGATCATCTATTAGACTTAGTAGAACACACATTCGATCTTGGCTGTATCGACTTGATCAAGATCACAGGCACAGACAAAGAGACCATCATCGACGGCATCGCCGAAGACAAATCTGTGGTGGTGCAGGGCCGATTCCTTTCCCCGGTGCCAGAGTTTATGGGAATGTTTGGTATGCCTAATCTCGCCAAGCTCAAGATCCTGCTGAACCTGGGAGAGTATCGCGAAAACGCCCAGATCACAGTGACCCGCCAGGAACGCAACGGCGAGCAAGCACCAGTGGGATTGCATTTCAAGAATGCCGCAGGCGACTTCAAGAACGACTATCGTTTCATGACTTCGGAGATCATCGCTGAAAAGCTCAAGACAGCCAAGTTCCGCGGCGCCAACTGGAACATCGAGTTTGAGCCCACGATCGCTGGCATCCAGCGTCTCAAGATGCAGGCCCAGGCCAACGCCGAAGAAGTGAACTTCCAGGCCAAGACCGATGGCGACACGCTGAAATTCTTCTTTGGCGATCACAGCACACATGCTGGTGAGTTTGTGTTCCATGCTGGTGTCACTGGTTCGTTAAAACGTGCCTGGGGATGGCCCGTGAAGCAAGTGATCGGTATCCTGGATCTCACCGGAGACAAAGTGGTCAAGATCTCCGATGAAGGTGCTGCGCAGATCACTGTAAACTCTGGTATCGCTGAGTACAACTACATCCTGCCGGCACAGACCAAATGATCGACCTTGTTTATGGACTAGGGCTGGCTGTGCTGGGATTCGTTGCTATCATGGCAGCGATCATTGGTATGGGCAGAGCCATCGGTTATATGTTTGGACCGAAAGAAGATAGATGATCCCGGCATTGGTCTCTCGGGGGTTTGGATGGGGATCAGGAGTGGTTGATCCCAGCCACCAACGATTCCTCGTGAACATACCCAAGAATGCTTCTAGTTACATGCTGAACTGGGCCGTGGAACACAGGTGGCGTGCGGCACTGGCCGAAAACCATCCCAACGTATCAGAGATGATAGTGATACTGAGAGACCCGGTAGATCGATGGATCAGCGGTATCTCCCAGTATATCAGTACCTACATACAGAGCGTACATGGTCCCAACGGTCCAGTGTTCGACACCCGGGAGATCACACGACATGATTATTTCCTCTCTGCAGACCAGTTCATCCAGCAGTACACTGACCTCACCGAGCGGTTATTCATGGATGCTGCCAGCAGGTTCGATGACCATGTATGGCCGCAGTCAGAGCTGATCAATGGGATACTGCCCGGAGCACGTCGCGTTTATTTCTACCTTGATCAGGATCTTGATAAACACATAGCCCAGTATCTAGATTTCCGTGAGATCACAGGTCTAGATCGCAACCAAGGCTCCAACAACCCCGATCAACGAAAGATACAGGATTTTTTCCGTGACCGTCTGCGCACACGACCCGAGTTGGTACAGCGACTGGAACGACATTATCAATCTGACTATGATCTAATCAAATCTGTGGAATTCTATGGATCAAAATAATATCCAGCAGGACGATCTCACTGCCAAGCAGAGTGACTACGCTATATTCCTGCCGGCGATTTCCAGTTTCTACGCTTCCTATGTGGGACGGCAAAGATCTACGGTCTACGTAGAGAAGAGCCGCATGCCGCCGGCCATCCCCGACATGGAGCAGTTGAACTGGCTCAATCCCCAGAAGGGCCTGTTCCCTTATCGCTGGAGCCTGTATTCAGCAGGCCATGCCAATTTAGATCTCACCAAGCCAGATCCCAAAGAGGACATGGTCCGCAATCGCGATCCCAATGTCGTGATGCTGGCAGACTCGGGTGGGTTCCAGATCGCCAAGGGCGTGTGGCCCGGGCGCTGGGCAGACTTCACGGACAAGAAAGCCGAAGCCCAGCGGGAGAAGGTCCTAAAGTGGCAGATGGGCATAGCCACTTACGGCATGACCATGGATATCCCCACATGGACCTATCTTGACAAAGAAGCCAGCAAGCTCTGCGGCATCCACAGTTATGATGATGCTGTGAACGCTACCAAGTACAACAACGAATACTGGATGGCCAATCGCTACGGCGATACCAAGATCCTCAACGTGCTACAAGGCTCTAACCATACCGAGGCAGATCACTGGTATGATCTCATGAAAGACTACTGTGATCCTGCCAAGTACCCCCGACACTTCAACGGCTGGGCCATGGGTGGACAAAACATGTGCGACGTACACTTGGTGCTGAAACGACTGGTACATCTCATACACGATGGTTTGCTGGAGCCGGGTGTGCATGATTGGATGCACTTCTTGGGCACATCAAAACTAGAATGGGCGGTATTGCTCACAGACATCCAGCGTGCGATCCGGCGATACGCCAATCCCAACTTCACTATCAGTTTTGATTGCGCATCACCATTCCTGGCCACGGCCAATGGTCAGCTCTATCATAGCATCACCACAGAGAACCGTGCCAAGTGGAGTTACTCGATGAGTCCTACAGCCGACAACAAGAAGTATGCCACTGATCCAAGATCGTTCCGCGATGCCGTGATGCAGGATGGTATCCATCCCGACTTTGAGGACAGCCCGATCAGTCGCAACACGCGGATACAGGACATCTGTATCTACAAAGACGGTGTTCGAAAGACTGATCAGGAACTCAACGGACAACCGTTTGATTTCACTAATCCAGATCATTATCATGTCATTCCCGATCTCAACAAGATAGGAAAGATTGGCAAGACTTCCTGGGACAGTTTCAGTTATGCCCTGCTCATGGGACACAATGTCTGGATGCACATCGAAGCAGTACAGCGTGCCAACCGCCAGTATGATCAAGGTATCTCCCCGGACATGATGGTGCATCCTACCAATTCTGACTATGATGCCCGCAAGATCATAGATCGGGTGTTTGCCGCGCGAGATCGTTCGAAATCATTGGCCATAATCGATGATCATGCTAAAGTATGGGAAAGGATCATCGGTACCCGAGGATTCACGGGCAAGCGGGCCTGGAACAGCCATACACAGTTTAACAATCTATTTGACACAGACGAAGAAGTTGAAGTCGAACAAGAACTTGATCAATCCCGTCTTGATATTCTAGAGGACAGCGTGTGATGTACGAGAACCGTATCAAACATTTAGAACAGATACACCAAGCCTTAGACAAGCAGATCGATGGCCTGGAAAAGACCGGCAAATTTGAAGACAATCATCTGCACGATCTCAAGAAGCAAAGGCTACAGATCCGTGACCAGCTCAGTGACCTGCGCCGACGCCAACACGAACATGACCAAGAGGCAGGACGCGATGTTTAGATTGGGCCACGAAAACGCGAAATTCTTCTTCGGCAAAGAAGTAGAATGTACTCCGGCCCACGGCATGGAGACCCTGTTCGTGATCGGATTGTCCGATCATGACGGGGTGCGAGATATCCAAGACATAGTAGAGAAATCAGGAGTACGCCATGTGTTCTTTGGTGCCAACGACAGTTATTGGCCCCAAGGTGACAAAGAAATCACTGCCTGGCAAAACATGATCTACCCATTGTTAGATCGCGGAGTGTGGTGCAGCCTAGACATACCATTCCCTTACGTGGCGCAATTCCACGAACACAGCGGCGGTCTGTGCGAGCGTGATCGGTTCATTCCCATCATCAAGGTGCCCATTCCTTATATCCGACGTTGGAACTACAATACCTGCGTCAAGATCGATGACGAAGATTTTGCAGCCACCAACCCCGGTGTATGGGTGCATCAGCTACACGATCTCATGGATCGACCAAGATTTACCAGTTGGAGCAATTACGATAAGGACCATGTCATAAAATGAACCAAGAACAGAGAGAAGTCGCAGAGCGCATCAAAACCGCAGCAGATCGCAAGATCTGGATCACTTTCCGGCGCGAAGGCATACACAAGTATCCAGCGGCCCTGACTGACCCAGCATTGGCCACCGGTGACGAATACGATGTGAGCTTCCTGGGTTATCCACATCGCCATATCTTCCATTTCCGTGTGTGGATTGATGTGTTCCACAACGATCGCGACATCGAGTTCATCCAGTTCAAACGCTGGCTTGAACGGTTGTATCAAGGCACGCTGTCGCTGGACTTCAAAAGTTGTGAGATGATGGCTGATGACCTATATATACAGATAGCAGATCGATATCCAGGCCGGGCGGTATGGATAGAGGTCTCCGAGGACGGCGAGAATGGTTGCCTGATCCGATATGAAACCCACCGCCCTAACCTTTCAATCACGATCTGATACTACATAAAGTCTCATGCAGGTCTACTTCCCGCATATAAAGACAAAACAGGGTACCATTGGATTCTTTGATTATCTTGTCGCTTGCAAGGAAAGCAGAGAGTCCAACGTGATTTTTAACTCTGATTTGAATCTCGAAGATCTCAATATTGGTGAAAACGGGAACGAAAGATTGGCCGATGGAGAACCAGCTGATGATTCGTCTTTGGAATTTTTAGGGCATATCCTTTGCAATTTTTCAGCCAACACCGGTCAACTTTTCCAAGATTTGTATGTACAATGGAAACTGAAAAACAAAAAAGATGGCGTGTTTTTCGAAGTCGGAACCGGCCATCCAGATTTCAAAAACAACACGTTTAGCCTTGAACAAGATCATGGCTGGCAAGGAGTATGCGTTGAACCAAATCCTGCTTTCCATCCCATGATATCGAGCACGAGAAGTTCGCCATTGGAGACCGCTGCGATTTTTTCCCAACCAAAATCACAGATCACACTGAGAGTCTATCAAAAGTTTGATGCAGGTGGTGGCATTGATGATAACTATGAATTCAAGCCCGACCTTGAACATCACGATGATATTTCCTGGGTCGAAGCGCCCACTATTTCTTTGGTTGACTGTTTGAAAAAACACAGCATCGGCAAGAAGTTTGATTACCTTTCCTACGATACTACAGGCAATATCGACGACGTGGAGTCCATCACACAGATGCTCAAAGCAGGTTATCAACCATCTGTGATCACGGTCGGCCACAACTATAAATCCCAAAGATCCACTTTATGTAAAGTTTTACAAGAAAATGGGTATCAACAAGAGTTTGATTACTTGTCCCGGTGGGACGATTGGTATTTCCATAGCAGTGTTTTATCAACTTGATTATCTCAGAGGAATGTTATGACTAAACCCCACATCAAACCCAATCCCCGGGCGCAGGCGATTTTCGAAGATCTCGAACAGTACCTACGCTTCTGCCAGGACTTTGGTTATCGTTACGATGAAAAAGACCTGTACAATTGGAAGAGCTATGCTTACCAGCAGTACAACAAGCACGTCCAGGGCAAGTTCGCCAAGGACATGTGGGCCATCGACTCCAACCGTCGGAGTCGATAATGCGTAAGTTATTCTACATGGGTCTCGAGAGCTACGAGGCCCGTTACACTCTACAGCTCACGGAATGGAACCGGCGTGTGTTCGAGCGCCGTGGACTAGATGTAGTGTATGTGCCGGGCCAGACCATTGACAACACCAAATCGATCTCTGTGGGCCAGGTGTTAGATGCCCATGGTCGTAGTTACTTTGGCATGAGCCAGATGATGAACCTGGTGCAGATGATGCGCAACGGTGAAGTCACTGCCGAAGATGTGGTGTACTTTGAAGACATGTTCCAGCCTGGCATCGAGTCATTGCCTTATATCATGGACCAGATCCCAACCAAACTGCGCCCCCAGGTGTTCGTGAGATGCCTAGCACAGGCCATTGATCCCGATGACTTTGTGCATGTCTGGGGCATGAGCAAGTGGATGAGTCTCTATGAAGCCATGGTCAATGAATTCGTCACAGGCGTGCTGGCCACTAACGAAGAGATGGTAGCACACATGCGGATCGCGAACTGGCAGGCTCCGATCTACAATATCTCCGGCCTGGCGTTTGGCAAAGAAGAAGTCTTGGAACGCATCGGAGGCCGGGACAAGATACAGCCCTTTGGTGGACGCCGGATGCGTGTGGGATTCGCGGCGAGGTTTGATCAAGAGAAGCAACCTGACTTCTTTATGGATTTGGCCGAACTGGTCCGGGCACAGAGACCCGATGTAGAGTTCGCTGTGTTCTCAGGCGGGCCATTGAAGTCTAATAATGCACGCTACGTGGATCGGGCACGCACTATGTTCGAATCAGGTCAGCTAGAAATCTACGAGAACCTAACAAAAAATGATTATTACGCTCTTCTTAACGATACTCGGGTGCTATTTAATTGTGCTCTACAGGATTGGGTCAGCAACACTGTCAGCGAAGCAGACACTCTGGGGGCTAATGTTCTTTATCCTGCTTACAGGAGTTTTCCAGAAACTTTTGCCAATGATCCAGACCGTCTCTACATTCCCTGGAGCCTAGATGATGCCATGGCCAAGCTCACTGTGTTGCTGGAAAGGCCGCATGATCGCCAGGGCAAGATATCAGACTGGAACAATGGTACCATAGATCGCATTGTTGACATCCTCACGGGCCGTGGTGGAGAATGGGATCGTAGTGGGCCTCGTTATCGTGATCATGTCGCAGGAGCCAAGTACCAATGAGCAAAGTGATATTAGTCACAGGTGCAGCCGGTTACATCGGCGGAGAGACCATGCTGCGCCTCAAGGATGCAGGCCACACCGTGGTAGGAGTAGACACAGTGGCCTGTCCGGTAAATCTGCGTGCCGTGGCTGATAGATTCTATCAGGAAGATTTCGCCAAGAGCCGTGGACTGCAATTGTTGGACGAGTTCAGCCCTTGGGCGATCATACACTGCGCCGGATCCAGCCTCGTGGGTCCCAGCCTAGATCGTCCCGCTGACTACTACAACAATAATTTCGTTAAGACCAAGTCCTTGCTGGATCGCATTCGCGACCACAGGATCGATACCCGCGTGATCTTTTCATCGTCGGCAGCCTGCTACGGTGAGCCCATCATGACGCCTTGCTCGGAAGTAGATCCCTGCGAACCCATCTCCCCGTATGGCGAGAGCAAGCTCATGATTGAGTGGATGATGCGGAGTTATCAACGTGCGTATGGCCTGGATTTCGTGGCCTTCCGATACTTCAATGCCTGTGGCGCTGATAGCCAGGCTCGGCATGGACAGAAAGCCGGCGCCACACACATCATAGCCCGTGTGCTGGAAAGCCTGCGAGATAATCGGGAGTTTACACTCAACGGCGATGACTATCCCACCGAAGATGGAACTTGCGTAAGAGACTATGTACACGTAGAGGACATCGCTGATGCGCACATACAGGCCACGGATCGGACCACACCTGCTGGGGTATTCAACCTGGGCACCAAAGCCGGTTTCAGCAATCGGGAGATCATCTCCGCGGCCGAGCGAATCACTGGACGCACGTTGAAGTACAAAGTGGGACCCAAACGCGAAGGTGACCCCGCGATACTCACTGCATCCTCGGATAAATGGAGCCGGGCCACGGGTTGGCAACCACGGCATGGTCTAGACAATATAATACAACATGCCTGGCAGTGGTACACACGATGACGTTTGACGAGATCTT